CCGTAAGGTCTACTATGACCCCATCGAGGAGCGTCCCGCGGCCCTGTTCGTGCCCGCAGAGGATATGATTGTCGCCTACGGCGCCTCGGACCTGCGCACCAGCGAGCGATACACCCACGTCATGAAACGCACCGCGCACGAGGTTGCCTCGCTTCAGTATGCGGGGCTGTATCGCGACGTTGAGCTCTCCGAGCCTGTAGGCGAGCTGTCGGACATTGAGCAGAAGTACAACGAGCTTAACGGCGAGACGGTAGGCCTTACAAACGATGATCGACATACACTGCTGGAGGTTCACGTGCGGTTGGACCTGGATATGGATGATGACGGAACCGGGCGAAGTAACCCTTACGTTGTGACCATTGATAAGAACTCAACTACAGTTCTATCTATTTATCGTAACTGGGACGAGGGCGACAAAAAACGTAAAAAATTGGAGCATTTTGTTCACTATAAGTACGTCCCGGGCATGGGCTTCTACGGTTTGGGGCTTGTCCACCTGATCGGCGGCCTCGCCAAGTCCGCTACCTCTATCCTTCGACAGCTGATTGACGCCGGCACTCTGTCTAACCTGCCTGGCGGCCTCAAGGCCCGCGGCATGCGCATTCACGATAACCATACACCGATCAACCCCGGTGAATTCCGAGACATCGACGTCCCCTCTGGCTCTATCAAAGACGCCATCATGACTCTGCCATATAAAGAGCCATCAGGAGTGCTCTACCAGTTGCTGGGGAGTATTGTGGAAGAGGGCCGGCGCATCGCGTCCGTAGCAGACCTTCAGGTTGGTAACATGAACCCCGAGGCTCCGGTGGGTACCACCCTGGCCCTGCTCGAACGCTCTATGAAAGTCATGTCGGGCATCCAGGCGCGCGTCTACGCCGCCATCGCCCTTGAGCTTAAGCTCATCGCGCGGATCATCAACCGCGATATGCCTGAAGAGTACAGCTACGTAGTAGACGATGACGCGAACCGGGCTCAGGATTTTGACGGCCGTGTGGACGTTATTCCTGTCGCCGACCCTAATGCTGCCACAATGGCTCAGCGCGTCGTTCAGTATCAATCTGCGCTTCAGTTGGCGCAGCAAGCGCCTCAGTTTTACGACATGGGCAAACTTCACCGGCAGATGCTTGAAGTGCTCGGCATCCCTGACGCGAGCGACATTGTTAAACTCCCAGGCGACATTAAGCCCATGGATCCGGTCACTGAGAACATGGCGCTACTCAAGCAGGAGCCGGTCAAAGTCTTTAGTTATCAGGACCACGAGGCGCATATCCGCACCCACATGGCGGCCATGCAGGACCCCAAGATCGCCGAGCTGGTCGGCCAGTCTCCATTCGCACAGGCCATCGAGGCCGCGGCTACAGCGCACATCACCGAGCACTTGGCGGAGCAGTACCGAGTTGAGATCCAGAAAGTCCTCGGCGCGGAGCTGCCCAGCACGGAAGAGAACCTGCCGGAGGAAGTAGAGCTCGAGGTATCGCGCCTCGCCGCTCAAGCCGCGGACAAGTTACTGCAACGCAACCAGCAAGAAGCGGCCCAGCAACAGGCGCAGCAGCAAGCGCAAGACCCGCTAGTCCAGATGCAGCAGCAAGAGCTGCAGATCAAGCAGCAGGAAGTTCAGATCAAGCACATGGAGGCGCAGCACCGCGCGCAGATGGAGCAAGCCAAACTCCGTCTGGCGGAAGCCAAGCAGCGACAAGACTACGAGATCCAGTCGCAGCGCATTGATTCTGAGGACCGCCGTGCCGGAGTTCAGGCCGGTGTGCGTATCGCTACGCAGCTGGATAACGACGAGCGCGCGGACGCTCGCGAGGGAGCTAAGATAGCTCTAGAAGCGGCTAAAGTACTGAAGGAGCCTGGTAATGAGCCTATTAAGTCAACTAAGTGAGCGACTCGATAAAGAGCGTGCGGGTCTCGCGGATCAGCTAGTACACGCGGGGTTTCAGACACTGGACGATGTGAAAGTCGTCCAGGCAAAACACGCAACGCTCAGCCGAATTATAGACGAGATCAAGGACCTAGAGAAGAAACACCTTGAAGCTGACGAGTAATACTTATACATAAGTAGTGCAGCACTGCTGCGCTACAACTTAAGGGAAGTTACAATGTATATCGACTTAGATATCAAGCCAGAGACCCTGGCTAAGTTACCCAAGCCGTCTGGCTATAGGGTGCTTATCATCACAGCAAAGACAAAAGAAAAGACCTCCGGCGGCGTTTACTTGCCCGACGAACTACGTCAGGCGGAAGACACCGCGTCTATTCTTGGTCGCGTCCTATCTCTAGGCCCCGATGCATATGGGGACGAGAAGCGGTATCCCTCCGGGCCGTTCTGTAAAGAGGGGGATCATGTGATTTTCCGCTCGTATTCCGGCACCCGCCTGAAAGTAGATGGCGTTGAGTTCCGACTGATTGACGATGACACGGTTCAAGCCGTTGTCGCCGACCCTTCTGACTATGAGAGAGCGTTCTAATGGCACTTAAACACAACAGCGATGCGTTTGACGACGAGGACGACCGCGAATTATCCGCGTCGCATCAAGCTGACGACAGCGAAGACGATGAGGTTGAGCTCCCCGACGATGATGACTTTATTATCGAGACGGTCGACGACACTCCCGAGGTGGAGGAAGAGCCTACTGACGAGGATCTCTCTGGGTACGGGCGTAAAGTCCAGAAGCGAATTACTAAGCTAGCTCGGGATAAGACCGAGGAGATCAAGAACCGCCAGGCTGCGGAGCAGCGGGAGCGCGCAGCTCTCGACTACGCCCGCACGGTCATGGCCGAGAAAGAGCGACTGCAAAAAGCGCTCGACGCGCAGCGCGCGTCTACGACCGAGCAGACAAAGGGTCGGGTTGAATCCCAGCTTGAATCCGCTCAGTCGGCGTACCGCAGCGCTTACGAGGAAGGCGACGCCGATGGCATGGCCGCCGCGCAGGTAAAAATCGCGCGTCTCCAAGCCGAAGCATACCAAATGGAGCGCGACCAAGCGCAACTGCAGGCCTTGCGAGAGCAGCAAGCCGCCCAAGCGCAGCAGCAAGCCGCCCAAGCGCAGCAGCAAGCCGCCCAAGCGCAGCAACAGTCGCAGTATCAGCAGCCGCAACCACAACAATACTCTGCGCGACTACAGAAATGGCTTAGCGAGAATGAGTCGTGGTGGCAGAAAGACCGAGTATTGACTGGCGCCGCAATGGGACTACACGAGCAGTTAGTTGAAGAAGGGGTTGCACCGGACTCGAAAGAGTACTATGATACGCTTACTTCAGAATTGCACTCGCAGTTTCCTGACCGGTTTTCTACCACCGACAAGAGTAAGACCAGGGCGCCCGTCGTCGCCCCCGCCACCCGCAGCGGAAAGAAACCACGACGTACGGTTAGATTGACCGCTTCCGAGATGTCCATTGCGACGTCTCTAGGGTTAACACCGAAACAGTATGCGGAGCAGAAACTCAAGATGGAGCAAATGAATGACTAGTACTACACGTGCGCCCCGCACTCGTCGTGTTGAAGAAACTCGAGAAGCTGAAGAGCGTGAACCTCAATGGGTCGCCCCCTCAGTTCTTCCAGAGCCAGAACCACGGGACGGAGTTTCGTTTAAGTGGGTTCGGACCGACATGGTCGGTAAATCGGACACTAAGAACGTCTCCAAAGCATTTCGCTCAGGCTATGTAGCTTGCCGACGTGCAGATTTCCCGGAGTTCCAAAACCTAATCACTGACGAAGGGTCAAAGTACCCTGAGGGCATCGAAGTAGGCGGTCTACTGCTCTGTCAGATCGACTCCCGCATGGTCGCGCAGCGTAACAAGTATTACGCGCAAAAAGGCCAAGCACAGATTGATTCGATCGACAATCACTACTTGCGTGAGTCTGACTCACGTATGCCGGTATCCCGAGGGGATATTTCCCGGCGATCAACGACTTCGTAACCGGCTGCTAATCCCGTAGGGTGATGTGGCCAAATTGAGGACCACATGATGGCTGATACATCATCACCCTACGGTCTGCGCCCCGTTAAGCGCGTAGATGGTCTACCGTGGACTAACTCCATTGAGACTTTTTTGATCGACCCAGCGGGTCTTTCTGGCAATCTGTACAACGGCCAAGTCGTGAAAATCGGCGCAGACGGCTACATCGACCTGGTCGAAAAAACTGGCGCAGATGCCACCACCCACTCCTTCCCTGCAGGTACTATCGGCGTGTTCGTCGGCTGTGAGTATGAAAACTCTGAAGGCCGCGTTGTACATAGCCAGTACTACCCTTCTGGTGCGATTAACGCTAAGGCCAAGATCATCTCCGACCCTAACGTGATTTTCCGTGCCCAGACCGACGGCGCCATTGACCAGACGTTTGTCGGGTCTAACACCCAGTTTGCCGCAGTCCAAAGCCACACCGCTGACACTGGCGGCAGCACCTTTACCGGCAACTCGCTGTCAAAAGTGAGCCGCAACGGCGGTACCGCGAAGACGACCACTGCAGCGTTCCGCATCATTGGTGTTGTCGATGAGATCAAGAACGATATCAGCGACGCCTACGTGGATATCCTGGTTAAGTTTAACCCGGGCTACCACTCCTATACCAACGCCGTCGGCATCTAAGGAGACTGATTAAATGGCTATTTCACGCGCTCAGCTCCTTAAGGAACTGGAACCCGGCTTGAACGCATTGTTCGGCCTCGAGTATCAACGTTATGCCGATGAGCATGCGGAGATCTACGCAACCGAGACCTCTAACAAGGCATACGAAGAAGACGTTAAGCTGTCTGGCTTCGGCGCCGCGCAAGTCAAAGAGGAAGGTGCGGGCATTCAGTATGACTCCGCACAAGAAGCATGGTCTACCCGCTATAACCACGAGGTTATTGGGATGGGCTTTGCAATCACCGAAGAGGCTATGGACGACAATCTGTACGACTCTCTGGCGAAGCGCTACACCAAGGCAATGGCTTACTCCATGGCCTACACCAAGCAGGTAAAAGCTGTGACCCCGTTGAACAACGGCTTCTCGACTGCGTACTCAACTGGTGACGGTAAGGCTCTGTTTGCCACAGACCACCCGCTGATGTTCGGCGGCTCTAACGCTAACCGCCCGGTGACCGCCGTTGACTTGAACGAGACCGCTCTCGAGCAAGCAGTGATCGACATCTCCAAGTGGGTAGACGATCGCAACCTGCCGATCGCAGTTCGCCCGATGAAGCTGATCCTGCCGCCTGACCTGCAGTTCGTCGCTGAGCGCCTGCTCGGCTCTAACCTGCGCGTCGGCACAGCGGATAACGACTTGAACGCGTTGCGCTCACTGTCAGCTATCCCGGAAGGCTATTGCATCAACCACTACCTGACAGACACCGATGCTTGGTTCTTGAAGACTAGTGTGACTGATGGCTTTAAGCACTTCCAGCGTAAGGCTCTGACCCAGAAGATGGACGGCGACTTCGATACCGGTAACGTGCGCTACAAGGCGCAAGAGCGTTACTCGTTCGGTGTGTCTGATCCTCTGGCAATGTACGCGTCTCCGGGCGCATAACAGGTCCCCCGCGGCGGTCCCTCCCTGCCGTCGCGGGTTAGGGAGGTAGGCAGTTTCTTCTCCGTTAGCCTACCTCCCACCCCTTACCTTCGAGGATACTGACATGGCTCAGACTAATTTTTCAGGCCCTGTGGCCTCTGCCGGTGGCTTCACTGGCGATGTAACTGGCGACGTGACCGGCACTGTAACGGTCCCTTCTTATGCGTTCGCCTCTCTGCCCGCAACTCCCACCGCCGGTGCCATCGTTCTGTGCACCAATGCTGGCGCAGGCTCGAATGAAGTCATCTTGTGCTACGGTGATGGCACCAATTGGCTCCGAGTCGACACCGGCGCAGCCGTGACCTCTGGCTAGTAAGGTCCAGGTAAATGAACGACATCCACGCTAAGCGGGTTACAGCGACGGGAGCGGTCCACGCGGGCCGCGCCCGCCTTCGCGGTCTATGGATCAAATCTGCCACGGCCGTAGGTACGATCACTTTCACCGACGGATCCGGCGGCGCCACGCTGTACTCAATCGACACCGCGGTGTCAGACAACACCGAAGAGACGACCCTCCCAGGCCGGGGTATCCTGTTCGAGACAGGCCTTTACCTCTCGGCCCTGCCTACTGGCACTATCATTACTGCATACTACGAATAATCGGAGGCCGGGATGGCTGAGAAGAACGAAGAGTGGCACCTCTCAAAAAGCGTCCCCGTCACGATTATCGCTGTGATGGTCGTTCAGTTTGCCGGAGCCATTTGGTTCTTTTCCACGCTCGACAGTAGCGTAGCCACGAATGACCGGCGTATTGCCTCACTTGAAAATGAGGTGGCAGACATTCGAGCAACAGCCCAGACGCAGGCTGTGCAGCTCGGGCGTATCGAGGCTAATTTAGAGTCCATGAAAGAGACCCTGTCTCGGATCATGGTCCTGCTGGAGCGAGCAAATGGCAGCTAAAAAAGACCCCCGCTTGGCCCGGGCGGGTGTATCCGGGTATAACAAACCCAAGCGCACCCCCAACCATCCGAAGAAGTCGCACATCGTCGTCGCAAAAGAAGGCGACAAGGTGAAGACCATTCGGTTTGGAGAGCAAGGCGCTAAAACTGCCGGTAAGCCCAAAGCCGGTGAGTCAGACGCGATGAAGAAAAAGCGCGCGTCGTTCAAGGCTAGACATGCTAAGAACATCAAGAAAGGTAAAATGTCCGCGGCGCACTGGGCAGATAAGGTTAAGTGGTAGAATTTTATGGCCGTCGTAGTCCCCACACTCCCGGAGCTGTTTGAGGAAGCATTCGAGCGCGCTGGCCTTGAGATGCAGACCGGCTATGAGCTACAAACAGCACGCCGCAGCTTGAATCTGCTGCTTCTGGAGTGGCAGAACCGCGGCTATAATCTCTTCATGGTCGACAGCGGCACGCTAGCACTATCTGCTAGCACCGCGTCTTACGATATGCCCATCGATACCATCGACGTAATAGAGCATCAAATTCGCCTCGGTACTGGCACATCCCAGGTAGATTATGCCCTGACGCGTATCAGCGGGTCCGAGTATGCCGCGCAGTCGGTCAAGAACACCACAGGTCGCCCCAGCCAGATTTATGTAGACCGTGCGTCAGACGGCGTACGCATCACGCTCTGGCCGGTCCCTGACCAGGCCTACACGCTCTACTATCAGCGCATGCAGGGCCTCGATGGTCTGGCGTCTGGTATCGGCACTACGGCGGGTATTCCGCCACGCTTTGTCCCCGCGCTCGTAGCAGGTTTGGCATTTCGCATCGCGGGTAAGAAGGTGGAGGCCACCGACCGAGTTATGGCGCTAAAAGCCGACTATGAAGAGCAGTTCGCTCTGGCTGCGTCTGAGGATGAATCTCGT